AACTATCTTGTATTCTCATTGTTGTTTCAGATAATTTACCTCTTTCGTTGATAAAAGCACCATCTGTATCTGCAACAGAAACAACGCTAACTGAAGCAGTTGCAACATCTGATTTTTTAAGTGTACAGGTGCCTGAAGTATCAGATGTTAAAGTTTCATCAATAGTAAATGTACCTGTAACAGATTTAATTCTTAGCAATCCTCTTGAACTATCAAAAGTGTCAATTGTACCTGTAGCACCTGAAGTACCACCTGTTATTGTACCAGCTGATAAAAATGTACCGGTAACTCCAGTAACTATCATATTATTAAAGAAACCTAAAGTTGGTGGTGTAGGTGCTGTTTCATAACTTCTACCTAACTCTACCGTTTTTAGTTTTACAATTTTTCCTATTTCTGTACCAAATGCTCTGACCGTTGCGTTTGAGCCTGTTGATGATGTAACTGAAACGGTTGGTAAAGATGTATATTGATTACCACCGTTTGTTAAAAATATTTTTGTAATGGGTTGTAAGTCTGTAAATTGTTCTTGAACAATTTGATTACCGTCATAAGCGTCACCTTGAATTGTAGCCTCTTCTAAAACAATATCATCTTCAGAACCAGTAGCTGCGTCTGTACTACCATTTTGGTCTTTAAAACCACCATTAACAACTGCAACAAAACCGGCAGCATTATTACCATTTGTACCTGTATTTGTAAAAGATAAATTATCACCTATATTATATCCTGTTCCTGCATTATCAATTAAGACTTCGGTAATTTTACCTGGACCAATATCATCAATTTGAAATAATGCGCCTTGACCGCCTGCTGTTAATGTAATAGTATCAGAGGTTAAGTTTAATGAACCATCATTTGTTATATTTTTAGGACCAGGAATACCTGTAACATTTGCTTTGATAAAATAATCGTCTGTGTCGGATGTTGTACCTTGTATTTCTTCACCTACGGTAAATGAACCTTGAATACTATCAGCATTTAAAATTAACTGCGTAACGGTTTTATCACCAATTTGAAATGTAGATGTATTTTCTACTATAGCAGTTGCACTAGAAGATTGTCCTGTTATTGTTCTACCAATTAATAATGTTGCGTCACCTACAGAAGCAATAACTCTTAATACTTTTAATGAATCAAATTGACCATCAGAAGCTTTTAACATTTGTTCTCTAGGATAAAATGTTTCTGAAGTTTCACCAAACAATATTCTAAAAAACATTTCATGGCCACGGACAGAACCTTTTGCTCTGTACATTGATTTAATATTTTTAATTAATTTTCTTTTATCTACACCAGCAGCTGTTTGTTCAGGAAGAGTTGCTAAAAACTCATCTCTCATATTTGTTAAATAATGATTAATTACATTATCAGGATCCCTAAAATTAACCAAGTCTGCAATATTATTTACAGGATTAGGTTTATAATTTGTAATGTTTGCTTGAGCGCCTGAACTAGAACCTACAATAACTTCGGTATCAATAAATTTATCTTGTGCTGATATTATTAATCTATTGTTAGCAATGTCTTCAACTAAAACAACAGCAGTTGCTTTTGAAGTCTGGCCTGTTACGGTCTCACCTCTAGTAAATTTACCATAAGTAGACTCTTCTAAAAGTATTTTATCACCAGCGTCTAGTAATGTTCTTGCTGTATCTTTACGACTAGAGTTTAAAACTAAATTGTTTGATTGACCTGTTTCTGATTGAAGTAAAATACCATCTGTGCCTTCGATAGTATCAATTGATAATTCTGCTGATTCTAAAAGTTGATAATAAACTTTTAAAAATTCGGTAAATTTAGGGTGGTCAGCAACGACAAACTCTGGTAGTTGGCTGTTAAGTATCGTTGAAATTTTATCATTAAATTTTGCCATTGTTCATTAATAACTTGATGTTGTTGTGTAACCTACACCTGCGTCTGCTGAGCCTCCGACAAATGTATCTGCTGTTACGGTAATTGTTGAGTTTGATATATCTAATTCTACAATCTGGTCTCTTACTGGTACCACATCATTAGAGTTAGGTGTTACCGTTAATTCAACAATTGTTGATGTTGAACCTCTTATATTTGAAATAGAAGCCACATTTAAAGAGTTAAGAGTAATTTGGCCTGATGAATAATCAATTGTGCCTTGTGTTGTATTTGTATATGTTCTAATACCTGCAGCTAAATAATATCTTCTTACATTACCTTGGCCGTCATCATCTAAAAATTGTTCTAAATCACTACCTGTTACTTTAAAACCTGTTGAACTTAAAATACCACCAGCACTTGAATTATGTCCTGAATGTGGATTAAATAATGCATTTCTAAAATATATGTCATACTTTGTAGATGAAGCTAAAGTAGGTGTAAAAGATTTTCTTATTTTAATTGTTGTAATGTTTGACAATATACTTGTATCAACATCATCAATAAGACCTGTTAATTTTGAATGTCTGTAAACTGCGTCAAATTTTTGTAATGTATTTGTATTATAATTTGTAACCGCTGTTGTAATTTCTGATTTTAAAGTATCTGTAGATTTTGTTGTTGATGATGAATCATATTTAACGGTAGATGTTAATAAAACTGAAGTTACCTCTGGGTCAACAATTTGTGGCGATACTGAAGCTACATTATATGGTTTTAATTTATTAATAATATCTTGTTTAGTAGTTTCTGTTAATGTAGAACCAGAAGCTGCTTTAACTCCTATTTTTACAATACCATATCTCGGTGTTTCATCATCTTCACCACCCCAAGCACTTACTGATAATGCATTAGGATAAATTGATTTAACTAAAGTTTCATAGTCAGTTGTTGTAACTGCTCTATCTTGAGCTGCATATTGTAATGGAGCATTATGTCTAATTGATTCATCTGTTTCACTTTCAGAACCACCTTGTGAGTTTGAAACCGTTGCAATTGTAACATCTGTAAAACCACCAATGTTACCAGAAAGTGAATAAGAACTAGCACCATTTGAAACCGTTTTATTTGTAACAATATATTCTAAAATTACAATATTACCATCTGATAAAGCAATACCATTTACACCATCACCAAAATAAACTTCGTACTTACCATCTTGTCCTTCTTGTATAAAATAAACTTTTGATGTAGCAGTTACATTATTATAACCACCTGCTAATGAGTATGTGTTAGTTGTTGTATCAGAGGAACTATTTTGAACTTTAACTGATATAGTTGAAGTGTCAGCGTTTGCACTTGGTATAATAAATTTTTGGTCAACATCTGTACTATCAACCGTATATTTAAATGTAACTAAACTACCTTCATAAATTGGTAAACTTGAAAACTTATAAACACCTGCAATTGGTGTTATTGTTACATCTGAATTAGTTACATATTGATAAGTTACATCATTAACGCTTGTGGTAAAAATTGTACCTTTTGACATTGTAACACTTGTGCCTGTAGCATTGTTTAGTGTTACATCTATTGAAGCTAAAGGTGCTCTTGGTGATGATGGTGTATAACCAATCATTTTAGCCAATGAAACAATATTGTTTCTTATGTCAGCACTATCAAGATATAATTCATTAGTTGCCATGTTGGCAAGAAAAGCCATATAGTGAGTATTGTAAGATAAAATATCTAAAAGAATATTTAATGAACTACCTTCAAAGTCATAATCTTGAAAAGATGTTTGACTTTGCAAAAAGGATTTTAAATTTGACTTTACTGCTTCAAAATCGTAATCTGAAACTACTAACTTATTTGACATTTATTATCTTAGCCTTTGTAAAAATGTTTCAACGCTTTGAGGACCAGGAACTCCTACTACTTGAAAAGATATGTCAACGACTAATCTATTTCTATCTTGGTCATCATCTACATTAACACTTGTTAAATTAACTCTTGGTTCGTAGTTAATTAATACTTCTTCTATTTTTCTTTGTAAAAAAAGTTTTGTAATTGGTGTAAAAGGTTCAAACAACAACTCTCTAATACCACAACCTAATTCAGGTTGAAAAGGTCTTTCATAAAAATTAGTTTGAACTAAATTTTTTACTGCTCTTTTTACAGCAATTACATCATCTACTACATTTACATCATTTGTAACAGCATTTCTTGTAAAGTCTAGGTCTAAATCCCTAAAACCTCTTGAACTTCTATTACTTTTATTTTTTATTTGAGAGTCGAATATTGCCATAACGGTAATATTTATAACGATTATCTAGCCGTTTGCAAAAACATTACCACTACCACTAGTCATTGCGCCTGCGTCTGCGCTATCACCTATTCTTGCAACTGCAATACCAACTACAAATACATTTGGCGAACCTGCATTTACATTTGCTACATGGTCAGGACACGGTGGTGCTGGTGGGTTAGGATGAGGTACCGTAGGGTCTCCTATTCTTGCAACTAAAATACTATTTGCAAAAACGGTTGATTGTCCTGGTGTATCTAAAGTTGTTGTACTGGTACAAATATGACCAGTTGTTAAACTATCACCTTTTCTACTAACGGCTGGCATGTTTAGCTTTTAACGCCTCTCTTCTTTTTTCTTGTAAAATTGATTGTCTTAATTTTCTACCTATTGGTATAACAATAGAATGACACATCTCTTTGCCTTTTTTACTGATATATTCAACACTTATCATTTTATCTTTAAAATCGCCTTGTACAGACCTTGTCGCTTTCTTTAAACTTATGTCTTCTTTTTCTTTTTCAACACCATCTGCATTCCAAAACTTAAATAATCTCATTTTTGCCATAAAACCTACTTGTTAACAGGCGTATCACATCTACATTGTTTACAACATTCAATTTCAATCTTTTTTCCGTCGCCGTCCGTGTGTTCTTTCATACAAGGACTGCCACAATGACATTGATGACCACAATTATTGCAATATTCCATTTTTATTTCCTTTTTCTACTATTTATTAAAAATTACAGCGAGCTTTCATCTGCTGGATATTGATTCTTTTCATGTCATCCATAGAATCCATTGCTGATTCGCCGATTCGCTCATAATCAGGCGACCATTTGCACTCGAATCGCTCTTTTTTTGTCGAAAAACTGCATGAATTCACTAAAAAGAACAAAACTAGAACAAAAAAAGTTAAAAAGCGTTGATTTATAAGGGTTTTTTTCTGCATTTTTTTGAAAATAGTGCTTGCTTTCTATATTTAGTTGTGGTATACTGGACCAGTAAAATGAGAAAGGACAAAAATACTATGAAATCTATAATTTCTGCAATATTAATAACATTAGGTCTTATTATGATGGCTGGTTCTGCTGGCGATTGTGATGGTAAATGTATGGAAAACGCAAATTCACTATTAGAAATGTTTATGTACGCTTTAGGCGGTATGGCATTGATGATATCTGGTGGATTTTTAATGTTAAAAACTCAATAACTAACAAAAGGACAATAACTATGATAAATGTAAATCAAACTGCTAAAACACTAGACGAAGGAATTAAAAACTTGATGGCTGGTGCTAAATTAGATTATGAAAAATGGTCAACTATGGGTGGCAAAGAATTAACTGGCTATTGTAAAGAACAAGTTGATAATTGGGATAACAAAACAAAAGTTTCACAAGGTAAAAAGTACATTAAGATTGTACAAGATACTGGTGTTTTTTGTTTTATCGCAAAAGAAGACTTTAAACATTTTAAAAAAGGTGATATATTGAAAGCCGCTGGTTACAATGCGCCTGCTTTAAATTCTGCCAGAGGTAATGTACTTACTGGTAATTATCCAAT